TGTTTGGAGATGCTAATGTTAGAAGAACAAATATTGATAAGACAGAAATATATAAAGTAGAAGCTCCTTTTGAGCACATGAAGTATGAAAGAATAATAGATACTAATAAAACATCTACATCACCATATAATTTGGTAACATCTCCAACTCCATACATGACAGATATACAGTGGGGTTATTCTGCTGATGGTGAGTTTAATGGCACTTTTACGCCAAAAGTACAAGGTGCTGCGACCAATACATTATCTAGTAAACTTAAAGACACTAACCAAGAATTTAACAATAAAGTAGAAGTTGGCGATGTTGTTAGAAATTTAACAGACAACACTTCTGCTAAGGTTACTGTAGTTGATAGTGAAGATACACTTTCTTTGTCTAACGACATTATGGCAAGTGGAGAAAGTTATATGATATTAGGAGATTATACTGAGCTTGGCAATTATGAGCCAGTACTATGTAAACCTTTGATTTTTTATGGCATAAAAGAATCTATGAATTTTACTAGAAGAATAAATTGGATAAGCGGTGGTTCTGCTGGTTTGAGTTACTATTACAGAGCTTCTAATACTAATGTTGAAGGTTCTACTACTGTTCCTCCTGCATATACCATAAACTTTGACAATGAGGTTGATGAATGGAATTTAACAGATTATAGTGATCAAACCCCTCCTAAATCTACTAACTCGTTGTTTAAGAAATTCTATGAGGATTATGTAGAGGATTTGTTTGATGTAAAGAAAAGAATATTCAAAGTAAAAGCACATTTGTCAATGGAGGTTATAATAAACCTTAAACTAAACGATACTTTAATTATAAATAATCAAGCATTTAAGATAAACTCTATAACCACTAATTTACAAACAGAAATGAGTGAATTAGAATTATTAAATGTTGTAGATAATTATTTACCAATATCATTACAATTAGATAATGTATATCAAACATTTGGTGTTTATTCTACATATTACTATAGTAATTCTATAGGAATAGCCAGCAACTTAAGTAATGGAGATGTAATATATACTAACGCTAATTTAACAACTACATTAAGTGCAGGAACTTATACTCAAGGAGGAGGTACTGAATCTACTAGATTTTGTGAACTTGGTGGGGAATTTACCGTTAATTCTTCTGGACAAATAACAAACATTTATTGTTTTCAACCATAAAATATAATTATGATAAAAAATATACTTGACTTATTAAATGCAGATCACTGGTACGGTGTTAGCGAGAATGTAGAGATTGCCAAAGGTAAATATGCAGGAGTGAAAGATTTTAAACAAATGAAAGAACAACTAAAAAGATTAAAACATGGCAACTAAAAAGATACTTATACAGGTTATACTTGATGATAAGGCAGGTAAAAAAATAGATGATACTGGAGAAAAAGTAAAAAAACTATCCAGTGCGGTAACTATATTAAATAAAGAACAAAGAGAGCAAATCATAAATGATGAAAAATCTGCTATACATAAAAGAGCTTTAATTACTCAATTAAAACTACAGGCAGCTGCCGAAATGAATGCCGCAGCAGCAACCAAAAAAGGTAGAGCACAATCAGGATTAAATAATGCCATACTTTTAGAATCTGGTCGTTTAGCATCTGACCTTAATTATGGGTTTACAGCTATTGCGAATAACTTAGGTCAGTTAGTTACTTTGTTTGGTAGTTTTGCTGAAACAAATGGAGGTGTAGTTGCATCGTTTAAAGAATTAATTAAGTCGTTATGGGGAATGGGCGGTGTATTAATTGGTGTGCAATTATTAATTGCTTTTGGTCCAGACATATTAAAGTTCATGAAAGATTTAACTGGGTTTGGAAATAAATTAAAAGATGCTTTTGATGACATTAGTTCTAGTATAGGGGACAGTACAGGTAAGTTTGAATTGTATATAAAAACACTAGAAGATTCTACAAAATCTGACAAAGAACATCAAGACGCTGTAAAACAATTAAACAAAGAATTTCCAGAATATATTAAAAACTTAAAAGATGCAGGATTAACAATAGATGATGTAAAGAATAAAACAGATAATGCTGCAAAAGTAAATGATATACAAAGAAAAACAATAATGAAACTTGCTATGGCAAGAGCAGCACAATCTCAAATAGAAGATGAAGCCGCAAAATTATTACAGTTAAATATAGATGAGGAGATTGAAAAAAGAGATTTACTGAATAAAAGAAAAAATGAAATTGACAGGAACAATCAAAGATTAGCTGAAAACGAGTTATTAAGACAGAAAGTATTAGATGGTACAGCTACATGGAAAGAAAATAATAGATTTGAAAATGCAGAAAGAAACGATAAAAAGTTTACTAATAATCATAAAAGAAGATTAAAAAGAATAGATGAGGATATTGACGCTATTGAAAATTCTAATAAAAAAGAAAGAGATGAAATAGAAGAAACTATTGATCTTTTATTAGAGTTTACTGATATACAAGTAACACAGGATAAAAAGAAAGGCGACAGTAGAAAAGAATACACTAAGCTATCGGTTGATAATTTTGATGAAGAAATAAAAGCTATAAAAGAATTAGGTAGAGTAAGAAAAAAGTTCTTTGATAAAAACTTAGCACAAGATGTAAAAGATAAAACATTACAAGTAGATAAGATTAAACTACTAAGAACACAAGAGTTAGCAAAAGTTAATGTAATGGAAGGCAGTGAGGTTGCAAAAAACCAAGCTAGATTACAAATTAACACTTATTATGATAAGCTTTTAATAGAAGCTGAAAGAAAAACACAAGAAAAATTAGATAGTATTAGAGATAAATTTGCTGTAAAATCTTTACAAAAGGCAGTTAATGTAGCAGAAAATGACTTGTTTAAAGAAAAAGATGTAGTTGCTTTAGAAGAAAAACAAAGGGCATTATTAGAAAAACAAAAGGAATTAGATTTAGCAGCTATTGATGAATTAACTAATTCTGAAACAGAAAAAGAAGAGGCAAAAAAAGCGGTTAGAGATTATTACAATAATCTATCTTTAGAAAATGATGAAAAAAATACTGCTGCAAGATTAAAAATAACTGATATAGAAAAAAAATCTAAGTTACAAGCTTTAGACGATATGGGTAAAGGATTAATGGCTGCATCACAAATAGCAGGTAAAGCAACTGGTGCAGGTAAAAGTTTAGCTGTAGCAGGAACTTTAGTGTCCACATATTCAGCAGCACAAAAAGCTTATGAAAGTCAAATGGTTCCTTCTATTGATTCGCCTGTTAGAGCGGCAATCGCAGCAGCATCAGCAATAGCACAAGGACTTGCTAATGTAAAAGCTATAATGTCAGTAAAAACGCCAGAAATGAAAGGTGTTAGTTCTGTTACAGGTGGTGGATCAACTACAGTACAAGCTCCTGACTTTAATGTAGTAGGACAATCAGCTACCAGTCAATTAGTAGGTGCTGTTCAAAATCAGTTTGGCACTGCGTTAAGAGCTTATGTAGTAAGCGGTGACATATCATCAGCTCAGGAATTAGACAGAAAAATAAACACAACATCCGTTATCGGTTAATTATATAAATAAATTTGATATGAAAATAGTAGAACTACTTATAGACGAAGAACAATTATTATCAGGAATAGAAGCTATATCTATTGTAGATGAACCAGCAATAGAAGAAAACTTTATTGCATTATCTAAACAACACGAAATACAATTAGCTGAGGTTAGTAAAGAAAAGAAAATATTAATGGGTGCTGCCTTAGTTCCTAATAAGAATATCTATAGAAGAAACGGTGAAGATGAGTATTATATATTCTTTAGTGAAGATACAGTTAGACAAGCATCTCAATTATTCTTAATGAGAGGCAATCAAAACAAATCTACATTAGAACATCAAGCTGAATTGCATGGGTTATCTGTTGTTGAATCTTGGATTATAGAAGATGAAATACACGATAAATCAAGAAAGTATGATATGAATCTACCAGTAGGTACATGGATGGTTTCTATGAAAGTTAACAATGACGAGGTTTGGAATGATTATGTTAAAACAGGAAAAGTAAAAGGATTTTCTATAGAAGGTTATTTTACTGATAAAATAGCTATGAGTAGGATAAATGAAATAGACGATGAAGAAGAAGCTAAAGAAATACTATTAGAAATTGCTAATTCAATACTAGACAACAAATATGAGTTTGCTACTTATAGTGATTACGGAAGTGGTGTTAGAAACAATGCTAAAAGAGGTATTGAACTAAATAAAAAGGTAAATAATAAATGTGCAACAAGCGTAGGAAAAATTCGTGCACAGCAGTTGTCAAGAGGTGAAAAATTGAGTGTATCAACAATTAAGAGAATGTATTCTTATTTAAGTCGAGCAGAAACATATTATGATGCTGGAGACAGTAAAGCTTGTGGAACTATATCTTATTTACTATGGGGAGGTAAAGCAGGTTTAGGTTGGTCAAGAAGCAAGTTAAAAGAGTTAGGTGAGATAGATTTAAACGATGACGATCCATGTCAAGCAGGATATGAGCAAGTAGGAATGAAAGACAAAAACGGTAGAAAAGTACCTAACTGTGTACCTAAACAATAATTAAATGGCAAAATCAAACGAAACATTAGGAAACGCTGTTCCAAGCGGCAGTAGAAGAGGTTGTATGTGTAAAGACGGCACATACTCAAGAAAGTGTTGTGATGGAACTTTAAGAAGTCAGGGTGTTGGAAGAACAAGAGCTAAAGCACTAAAATCTAATATGTATAGAGTTGAGTTTTGTTCAGATGGTCACAAACATAATATTTGGTCAGATACAATATCTTTAGTTGTTGGAAATATTTATCATTTAACATTAAAAAACAGTCATCACACAGGATGTTATACTATTCTTAGAACAACTACAGAAGTTGGATTAGAAATTCAATCTGTTAATGTATATGATAATTGTACAGCTTGCCTTGCTGCAAACTAAAAATCTAACAACCTTTTTGTATATAGTTAGTTAACTAATAAATTAATTTAATAATCGAAATTTATGGAAAACACTAAAGCTACCTCAATTTTGAACGACATCATGGAAAAACTATCATTAGTTAAAAAAGATGAAGTAAAAAAAGTTGAAGTTAAAGACGAAGTAAATCTTTCGGAACAAATTAAAGAAGAAGAGAAATTATCTCAAGAATTAACAGAACTTGCCTGCCAAGAAGAAGTTAAAGAGGAATTATCTACTGAAGAAGTTGTTTCTGAAGAATTACAAGAAGAAGTTCCTGTTATAGAGGAAGTTTCTGAAGAAATTGAAATGGATGAAACTAAATACGTTGGGAGAGACGAGTTTGATTCTAAAATCTCTGAATTAAAAGGATTGATTGAAGAAATGAAATTAGGTTACAGTGAAGAAAAACTATCTATGGAAAACAAAATAGAGAAGTTATCTGCTGAACCAGCTTCTGAACCAATCTCACACAACCCTGAAGGGGAAGTAAAACAAAGCTTTAAATCTTTTGGTCAAAACAGAACAATGAACACTAGAGATAGAGTAATGAACGCAATTGCTAATTTAAAATAAACCAAAACTAAAACAATTAAAAAATGGCTACTACTACATCAATTACTACTACTTATGCTGGAGAATTTGCAGGTAAGTACATTTCTGCTGCTTTATTATCTGGGGTTACACTAGATAGAGGCGGTATAGAAATCAAACCTAACATTAAATTCAAGGAAGTTATTAAAAAACTTGCTACTGATTCTAATGTTATTAAAGATGCAACTTGTGACTTTACAGACACAGCTGCTGTTACATTAACAGAGAGAATAATTCAACCAAAAGAATTCCAAGTAAACTTAGAGCTTTGTAAGAAAGATTTTAGATCTGACTGGGAAGCTGTACAAATGGGATATTCTGCATTTGACAATCTACCTCCTAAGTTTAGTGACTACTTAATCGGACACGTTTCTGGTTTAGTTGCTGAAAAAACAGAAAACAATATCTGGAAAGGAGATGAAGATAATGCTGGTGAATTTGACGGATTCACTACATTGGCTGCTGCTGATGGAGATGTTATTGACGTTGCTGCTGCAACTGTTACTTCATCTAACGTAATTGCTCAATTAGGAGCTATCGTTGATGCTATTCCTTCTCAACTTTACGGTAAAGAAGATTTATACATCTATGTTTCACAAAACATCGCTAGAGCTTATGTAAGAGCTTTAGGTGGATTTGGAATACTACAAAATGCTGCTGGATCAGAAAATGTATCTGACATAGGAGCAAATGGAGTTGGAGGACAAGGAACTATGTGGTGGCAAAACGGAGCATTATCTTTTGATGGTGTGAAATTATTTGTTGCTAATGGACTTGCTGACAACAGAGCTATGGCTGCTCAAAAATCTAACTTATTCTTTGGAACTGGATTATTATCTGACCACAATGAAGTTAAGGTTATTGACATGGCTGACCTTGATGGTTCTCAAAACGTAAGAGTTGTTATGAGATTTACATCTGGAGTACAATACGGAATTGGATCAGAAATTGTTCTTTATTCTTAATAAATTAAATTAACCAAAAATTAGGGTAGGTAGGTAAATACCTTCTTACCCTTTTTTTATAATAAAAAATAAAACTATGGCTTGCGAATTATCATTAGGTAGAAAAGAACCTTGTAAAGACGTTGTTGGTGGTATAAAAGCTGTTTATTTTGCTGATTTTGGAGATTTTAGTACTATTGTTTACGACACTACTGACAAAGATGTTGTTGACACTTTAGGCACTTTCACCTGTTTACAGTATGACGTAAAAGGAAACTCTTCATTTGAACAAAATATAACATCTTCCAGAGAAAACGGAACTACGTTCTTTGAACAAACATTAAATTTAACACTACACAAATTAACTAAAGAAGACAATAAAGAACTTAAGTTAATGGCTTACGGGCGACCTCACATCTTAGTAGAAGATTATAACAGTAATGTATTTGTTATGGGATTAGAAAACGGTGCTGATGTTTCTGGTGGAACAATAGTAACTGGTGCTGCTATGGGAGATTTAAGTGGTTACACACTTACATTTACTGGTATGGAAAAAGTACCTGCTAACTTTTTACAGAATGTTGTTACAAACGGAATACCTACAGCTCCAGCAACACAAATAACAGATGCTGGTGGTACTATTACTCCTGGTACAAATTCATAATAACTAAATTTAATAGGGTTAAATTAAGGGATGCTTCGGTGTCCCTTTTTTTATTAAAACAAATACCAAATTATTTGTTATTTATAATATGGTAATATTAACTACATCAACAAGTGCAAAGAGTTTTAAAGTCATTCCTAGAAGTGCAGAAAGCTCT